TTTTAATCTTTTTAAAGCTTCGCGTTCTTTCTTTATCTGGTCTTGTGCCTTTTGCAAACGCTCTACTTCTTTTCTTTTTTGTGCCAATTTAGATGCCTTTCTATCTGCAGCATCAGCCCTACCTTTATCTGTAAATTTTTCTTTACCTTTTTGAACTAGTTTTTTAGCTCCAGCTTTAGCACCCTTAGCTGCTAATTTACCAGCGCCTTTAGCTAATTTACCCACACCTCTTGCAATTGCACCAAGTATTTCATCTACTTGTTGAATTTCTTCATATGTCAATTGTTCTAATAAATGATCAAAATCACTATCAGACATTTCAATGAGCATATTTTCAATCGCAATTTGCTCGTTTAAAAAACTTTTAAAGGTTTCCATATTATATATTTATAATTTTTTAAAACTCATTATCTTGTTGATGAGCTCCTGCTTTCATTTCAGCCTCAATTTGGTCTTCCATTTCTTTCATATCTTCTTCAGACATTCTAAGAACATTTTTAGCAACCCATTCATGCGATAAATATTTACCGATATAGTCTTGTACACTATTCAATAAATCAAATCTTTCTCTTATCATTTCAGATTGTTTTAATTCTGAGAAATAGTTATCTTCAATAAAGTCAAAGACAATACTTTCTTTCCAAGTTTTCCAATCTTCTTTAGTGATTACACCTTTTAATAAGAGTTGTGTTTTAAGTAATTGCATGAATAAGTCAGAGAATCTCTTTCTTAATCTATCAATAAACTTCTTAAACTTAACTTCGTCTCTTGTTATCTCAGTTGTTCTACCTAAACTATATTGAGCTTCTTGTTCTAATCTGTTAACTGGTACATTTAAACTCTTATAGAGTTTCTTTTGGAAGTATATAATATCATCAATCTGACCTAGATTTTCACCACCTGGTAGTGTTGATATTTCTGTTCCTCTTCCACCTTCTCTTCTTGGTAGGAAGAAATCTTCCAACATTGACATATGCTTACGATCATCTTTGATATCGCCTGTTTTAGCATCATATACCAATTTGTTTCTATATTGATTCATAATACCTCTTAGGTATTCTTCTGCCTTACCTTTTGGTAAGTTACCAACATCAATATAAAAAATTCTTCGTTCTGGAGCTCTTGATATACGATATATTACCAATGAGTCTTCCATCATTCTTAACTGATTTACTGGCTTTAATGCTTTATGTAAATAAGATAAGATTCTTTTTCTGCCTGGATCCATTTGTCCAGATGTACAATATGCAATTGCATCAGGATATATTTTTAATCCCTGATTTGCTGCATTCATTGTTTTATCTTGATATAAGAAGTATTCATCTACTTTCTTAATCAATTTAGCTCCAGTCTTAGGATCAGTTTCTTCTTCGATTTCCTTGATTTTTCTTAATTTAGCTGGATCGATATATCGTAATTCTTTAATTCCTTGTTTAGGATTTTCATTGTTAATAATAATGTGATATGGTAATCTTCCATCAATATACCACTTTCTGAATATATCATGTGCATATTGATTAAAGTTTAAAAGCTTTAGTATTTCATCAAATTCATGTTGAACAGCTTCTTTAATTTTATCTGATATTTCTAATTCATCTAAAATAAGGTTTACAGGAGAATCATCATGATCTCCTACAATTGCTTCATTAACGATATCTTCGATTGCAGCATCACATTCAGGCTGTGAAGATATGTCTCTATATTTAAAAATTAATTCTTGTTCTGTCTTTGCTTTATCGCCGTCTAAATCCAAATACGCACCAAAATGTCCGCCAGATGATATAACACCAGCGCCATCTTCATCAGTATTTGGAACAAAGGAAACACTAGGCAATTCAGCCTTTTTGTCTTTCCTCTTTAGTTCAAATCCGAAAAATTCTGCCATAATTTATTTCCTATATTATCAGAGGGGATATAAAATCCCCTCTTCTAATATTATTTATCCCCCTTAAGAAGTTGTGTTTGATTCCCAGTATTGTACCTGGAATTCTACAGTAAACTCCTCAATTTGGTTTTCGCTATCATAACTTACCTCGATTGTAGAGATGTTTGAAGGCCAAATGCCTCTGAAATCATATCTCTTAGTCGATTCACCAGCTTTATTCAATTGTTCAACAATTGCGTCTGCTTGGTAGTCTCTGGGGTTTGTGAGACCGGTATTTTCGTTATGTTGATTGATGCCGTTTGACCATCTTTCAAATGCGTTTCGAACTTCAAAGCCAACATCATTGATTACTGTAACAGTCCATGGTTCAAATGTTCTGTCTCCAGCTATCTGTAATTGTCTACCTCTGAAAAGAACAGGGATAGGGGAAATTACTGATGAAGGCATCTGAGCAGCTTTACACATAAAGGAGGTTAGTTCGACATCTCCCTGAGCATAGCTAGGGAAGTTCATAGTAACCTTAAAAAGGTTAGCTCTTGCTCCACCACCAACTAGCTTTGATTTAAAATCATCTACGCCTAGAATTGCCATTTGTTCCTCCTATTATACGCCGGCGATTTCAGTGAAATCGACGCCTGATCTAGTTGCTATAAAGTTCAATGTGATGTAATTAATGGATCTTGAAGGCTTGACAAAGATGTCAGCAACAAATCTATTTGCATCAACCACTTGACTTGTGTTGTTTGTTTCGTCACAGATTACTGCAAAATCTGTAAGACCACGTCTACCCTTTACATCTCTTAAGAAAGGCTCTACTAAGTTTCTAAACTGAGCTCTTGTAAATTCGTCATTAAATTCGAATAGTTGAGCTTTAGCAGCTGTAGCTATTGCTTTCTCTAATGTAATGAATAATCTTCTAACATTAATTCTGTCGAATGCAGAAGGCTTAGAAAGAAGAGTTTTATCACCGAAAAGTAATGTACCTTGACCAGGTAATGATACAATCGGATTTACTCTTGCTTTATAAAGTGTATCCCTATCTGCCTTTTTAGGATTAAATGCTAATTTGGTAACTCCTAAAAGTTGTCCTCTATTTACACCGGCTGGTGAGAACCATGCATCTGCAACGCTGTCAGTACTGGCACAAAGACCAGCTTGATGACCTGATCCACCAATCCATCTATATGTATCATTGTATTTATCATATACATAAAGAGCTGTTGAATCAGTAGAAGCGTATGAAGATGATGTTAAACCTGAAGCCCAACCTGAAACATCAGAAGCAGGGGAAGAACTTCCCACTGTATCTTCAATAGGGGGTGAAACAAAAGCCATACAATCTTTTCTTGCTGCTGCAATTGAAATAAGATCATTAGCAATTGTATTTGCCCCATTTGCATCAGGATATGCAAATAGTAAGTTAACATCTACTGTATCTGAATCTTCAAAAAGATCAAATCCAGTAGCAATCTCTCCAACTGTAGGAGAGTTATCGTCAGAACCGCCGGCAAGTGAATCATCTACAGCACCTGTTACAGTTGTAAATGATGTTGTAGCTGCGATTGTGTCTCCAGCTTCTGAAAGGTTTGAATCATGATCTAACCACCAAATGTACTTAGAACTATTATTGATTACGTCCTTATAATAGTTAGATGATCCGTCACCCTTTTTAGCATCTGAGCCTTGTGATAAGAAAGAGAAAGTTTCTAAAACAGTACCAGCTGTTCCAGTCCATGCTCCATCTTCATCAATAACAGCAACGTGTAATTCATCATCTGCAGAAGATTTACCTAAACTAACAGCGTAATCAGATGTGCCAGGAGCAGCATCAAAATTACCTGAATAGGTCCAACCTGCAAAATCAGAAACTCCTGCAGTTATCATTGATACCTTAAGGCTATTACCTAATTCGCCGGGATACTTAGCAGCCCAACGACCCTTAGTGAGACTTCCGTCTCCGTAGTTATTATCATAATCATCTTTATTTTTAATCAATTGTCCAGAACCATCAGCGGTCGCGTTGTCGTGACCAGAAGATACTCGGACTACTTTCAGTGCGTTTCCATACTTTAAAAAAGATGCCGCAGTTAGAAAGTATTTAGCTGTATTGGAATCTGGTGTTCCGAAATTCTCGGCAAGTTCTTTCTCAGAACCAACCGTTACAATCTCTTGAACAGGACCCCAATTAAATGATCCAGCGAATCCACCTATAGAGGTAGAAACAGCTGGGACCACACTTGTGGCGTCAATTTCATTAATTTGAACGCCTGGTGATACTTGAAATGCCATCGCTTTATCCTCTCAATAATTGAGTTAGTTAATATGTTACATAATACGGTTATTCTCAATGTATATATTTATAAATAATAAGGTTCTAATGATCTGTATCATCATTCCTTAAAACTATATCTGAGAGAATAA